ATTGAGGCCGATGAGCGCAAGTTTTACGCCCAGTTCACGCGGGCCGAGATCATCGAGAGCATCCGCCTCGCCACTGCCGAACAGGACGACATTTTCTTTACGCACCAGCGCTACACGCGCCGACATGACGACCTCACTCTCCGGGTCTTGTCCCTGACCCGTGGCCTCAACTATGCGAAGGACCGGGCGTAAAGCCCGGTCTACCCCCACCCCGACAGGAGCTACCACCATGTCACTCGCCCAACACCTCCCGCCACAGCCCGCTGCGCCCATCCTCAACCTGAACGGCACGGGCGGTCAGGAACTGTTCGACGCCAACCGCAAGGTCGTCCATTTGCTTGACGAGGCGGTCGCTGCGCTGCAACAGACCGCCCCGCATGGCCGCGACTACATCGGCCATCCCGAAGAGTTCGCCCGTGCCCGAGAGGAACACTGGCACCGCCTCAACACCCTGCGCGGCATGGTCCACGAGCTGGACATCCTCGCATTCCGCATCCACCAACAGCGCCGTAAGGAGGCCTGATATGAACGTCCTCGAAAAAGCCATCGCCCTAGGTCGCGAACACTCAGAAAAAGACGCTGAAAACTTCACGCTGTTCCTGCGCTTCAGCGGCAGCGACAAGGAAATTGAACTCATCACATCGTTCAACCGCAACGACGAACATCTGCTCAACGAAGCGGAATGGCCCTTCTTCATCAACCCCGATAATATCGATTACGTGCGTGTCCAGTGGTACGACCCGGAAAAAGCACCGTTCGATATGGCGTGACCTCCTAGCGCCGGCGGCCAGGTCTTAGGGCCTGGCCCCCTCCCCCTCAAAAATTTCAGGACAAAAACCATGAAGACCAATCTGCCCACCCAGATTTACTACATCACCGCCCGCCGTCTGCGCGATGGTCAGCGCCTTGATGCGCTCATCGAGGCCATTGGCAGCGAGGTCGCCATCAACATGTGGCGCAAGCACTACCGACTGCCCGACGATGTCGGCCCCTCGACTGTCGCCCTCGACATCGCCCTGGTGCCCACCCCCTCCGGCAAAAACCAAATCCTGTCCAAGGCCGGACGGCTCGAACTCGTCCCCAACTGAGAGACCCGACCATGACCGACAGTTTCAACATCCCCCCGCAGAGCGACCTTGAGAGCCTGACCGCCTACGTTCACCGGCTGGAAAAGCGCGTTGAGCAGCTTGAGGCCAATCAATTGCGCTGGTTCACTGATGCACGGCCAGCGCCACAGCCGCAGCGCGACACAAATTGGGTGCCATACAAAGTCGGCGATGACCACCCTAATGGTGACGAGCGCGTGGTCGTGATGCTGCGCAAAAATGGCGAAATACATCCCCCGCATCGCGCTGGTAGCTACGGATGGACAGAGATCGGCACCCTCACGATCATCGCCTGGCGCTACGCCAAAGAGGGCGAGTGATGAACGCCGAACGCAACGCCCTGTGGGCGATGATCGCCGCGCTGGCGGCGGTCCTGCTCGCCTACCTGCTCACCCGCCCCGATCTCAACGCGACCACGGTCGCCCACCTGCTCCTGCCAAGGAACTGACCATGCCCAAGAGACCTAATGCCGACATTCGCGAGAGCCTGTTTGACCTGGCGCTTGATATCGAACTGGAAGCCTTGAAGCTCAGGGAGATGATGAAGCAAGCCGACAAATGGATACTGGACAGAACCGGATACATCATCGCCTGCGTCGATAGCCTGCGGGATCACTCGATGGACCTGCACAACGACAAGCCAAAACAGCGCGCCAAGCCGGTCTCTAACAAGATCACCCGGCGTGTGGTGTTGAGCGTCAAGCAGATGCGCCAGCAAGGGTTTGCCGTGTCGATCATCGCGTCGAGCCATAAGATCAATGTGGCGCGGGTGAACGAAATCCAGCGCGGGTTGCACGACCATTTGCTGCGCAAAAGCGACACAGCTTGGAAGGCAAAAGAAAATGCTAATTGACCAGATTGCCGACAAGATCGCCCATGTACGCGGCCACGACCGCGCCAAATGCAACGACAAGTGCCAGTGCTATCCGCTGGCCCTCGACATCGTGTCACTGTTCGAACGCACCTACGCCCTCGAACACAACCGGCTGACCGAAATGCTGGCCGACCGCACCGACGAATTGATCCGGCTGAAACGCCTTGTGGGGGAAGACGCATGAGCGAATTTGACGACCCTCTCGACCTTGAGGAAACGAAGGTTTTGGCATGGGAACTCATGCAGGAGAACGAGCGGCTGCGCGAGGCGCTGCGCGAAGCGAAGGACCGGATTGTCGAATGGGCCGGCTACGCCTCGCCGTACTTCCGCGAGAAGCACGACCTCGAAGGAGATCTCGCCCACATCGACGCCGCCCTCAAAGGAGACAGCGATGGAACTTAACCGCCCGCGCCTTCGCCAGCACACGGTCCCGCCCCACACCCACCCGCTGGTGCGGCTGCTATTTCAAGAGCTACGCACCCGGCAGATACCCATGCACGACCTGTGCAGCCGCTCCGGCCTGTCGATCAACACCGTCATCAACTGGCGGGCGGCCAACACACCCAACCTGATCAACATCGAGGCCGCGCTCAACGCCATCGGCTATGATCTGGTGGCTATACCGAAAGTTCACCATGACACCGCAAATTGAAGCCATCCTGGACGCGGTCGCCAGCGACTACAACGTCACCCGCTACGCCCTCCTCGGGCGGTCGCTGCAGCCTGGTTACGCCCAGGCGCGGCAGGAGTTCTGGTGGCGGCTGCACCACGAACTGGAGATGACGCGGCAGGAGATCGCCGCAATGCTCAAGCGCCCGCTGCGCACCATAGAGACGGGCATAGCCCTGCGGGCGCAGCAACACGGCCTTGAGGCGGTCGATGGGCGGCGAGCGGCAGACGGCCACGCAGCACTCAAAAAGATGCTGCGCGAGGGCCTGTCCTTCGCCGAGATCAGCGACAGCCTGGGGTACTCGATTAAGAGTTTACCCACACTCGCCTACCGGCTGAAAGTCAGGTACGCCGGTATCCGGGCAACGCCCGAGCGTCCGGCCATCCCCGAGCCGCTCGTCTACGAATACCGCCGGATCATACAGGCGGAACACCTGACGCCGGTCGAAGCTGCCCGCCGTCTTAACCTCATGGAGTAACCAATGGCTACCGCTAAACCCAAGACGACGATCACCACCACAGAGTTCGTCGAGCATCACGAGGAAAGCTCGTTGACCCCGATGCCCGATAACGGTCGTCCCTACATCCGCGAAAGCTCTGATTTCGACCAGCTCGTCTATTCCAAGCGCAAGGATGCCCAGCGCGAGATCGACGGCCTCGACATGGAGATCGCCCGCCTCCAGGTCGAGATCGAGGCCCGCCTGACCCGCAAGCAAGATTTGCAGACCATCGTCATCAAGGCCGACACGATCCTCAACATGCGCGATGTCTCGCCAACGTCATCGCCCCAGATTACTGATCGGGGAAACGCATGAACAACACCGTCGAGTGGTATCTCGCGACGAAGGAGGAGCGGACCGAGCTGGTCCGCTTCTACCTGAAAGAGCGCGGCTGGTCTTACGGCGAACTCGCCAAATATTTAGGGGTAACACGCAACGTCATTGCCGGTATATGTAACCGCAACGGCATAAAGGTCACCGATGACAAACCAAAGGTCGCTGCGCCACGGCGCAACCCGATCTCGCCGGCCAGGCACCAGCCTGATCCGACGAACGTCATCCTGTTCCGTTCCCGACCCGATCTTGCCCCCGACCACGAGGAGGCGGTCGAAGACATGGTCCGAAACCTAAAGGAACGCGCCAAGGCACAGCGCAAAGGCAACGAGCAATCCGCTGTCCTGATGGTCATGGCGAACAAGCGCGAGGCTTCGCCTAATCCACATGTCAACGCGCCTAGAGCGCTGCGCGAGGAGTTGTGGCAACCGCTTCTAGGGTCTTTACCGGTCACGCAGGAGGATGCCAACAGTCGGCACTGCCGGTGGCCGGTGAGCAGCGACAACAAGATGTGCTGCGGCAATCACGCGGTTGACGGCAAGCCGTATTGTGAGGCGCACTGCGCCATCGCGTACAAGCCCGCGCCGCCCATGATCTTCAAATCTGTGAACGAACGCCGTGCCAGGGCCTGAACAGACTGTCAAACGGCGGATGCCCCGCGCTGGCACCCGCCCCTTGGTCTCCAACACGGTGCGCGTATGCCAGAGCGGATCGGGGCGCAACACGCTGTTGTTCCGGTTCTCGTTCGACATCGTCGAGAAGCTGCTGCGCAAACGCGATGGCGTGGGGTCGGTGCTGAACAGCCGATCGTGGCCGGGGCTGCGCATGGAGTTCATGGCATTCAGCGACAAATCGATCCCGGCGGTGTTCGTTCGGATCGCCAAGCCGAGCTACGATCCTCGCGATCCGCGCCTCACCAAAGCCGCGCACGGCCACACGTTTAGAACAGTGGTCAAGGCATCAAGGGTCGGCGTGAAGGACGACATCCCGGCGCAGCGGTTGAAGCTGCTCTGGATCGACACCCCACCAGGGCTGCTGCTGGTGTTTCCAGATGACCAGATGCTCTCGCCAATCGGCAAGCTCGACCCAGAGGTAGCCTTTAAATGAAGAACCCCGGCTGCGAGAGCCGGGGTTCAACCTCAACCATTACAGGAGGACCGTTCGGCTACCACCCCGAACAATCCTTAATTACACAAGGCTGTAGGCTAACGCAAGATAGCGTTAAGCAGCCCTGCGCGACAAAGCTTTGGCTCGCGTCTTGAACATCCCAGCCAGCCGGTCCTTGTCATCAGGCGAACCGAAGTCCTTGATGAACTCGATGGCTGCGCCGTTCTTGTTCCAGAGCGCTGTGAGCGCGGCTTGGTTCTGCGCGAGTTCGAGGGCGTTCTCGAAGATGCCCAGTGCGGTTTCGACGATATCATCCGCCGACCCCTCGACATCATAGAGATCGGCAAGCACCGGCAACCCATCGGGTGTACGGCTATCGACAACATTGATCGGCTTCTTTTCGACCGGCTTGGTCCAGGGGATATCTTCCTCGGCAGATGCCGGTGCTTTTGTCACGGGCGGCGCTTCTTCGATTTCCGAAACAGCCGCCCGTTCGGGCTGCGGCACGGGAGCGGCTTGGGGCGGGAGCCGCCCGAAGACCATGTAGGTCAGCGCGACAGTAGCATTCAGGCGGGCGATGAGAGACGGCGACGGCGCTTCAGCCGGGACCATCATGGTGATGCTGTCAAAGTACTCAAGTCCCATGTCGGCGGTTGCCTTGCCGATCTCGACACGGAAACGAACCATAGCAAGGCCGGGTGCAGCGACATGGCAACCATCTTCTGTCATCCGCCAAACCCAGCCAGCCGACTGCGCGGCACCGGCCAGATCAGCGTAGGGCATGTCAGCCGGGAGCGAACGCACGAAGCGGTACAGTTCGGGGATCACCGACTTGCGCATCGGGATAGCATCCGGGGTATCGGGCGTGATCGAGACTTCGGGATCGGGTTTACGTGCGGGCATGTGTAGTCCTCTTCTAGAGATTTTCCCAAGGGTCGAGAGATAGGTAGGGTGCAAGATCGGGGCGCAGCCGTTCGGGCGGCACACCGATCACTTTGCTCACAGCGACAAGACGGCCCTCTGGCACAACGCGCCAATTGTGGACCGACACCGAGGTTATGCCGATGCGCCGGGCCAGTTCGGCTCGGTTGATCAGTTCGCGGTATTTGGACCAGACTGCGACGGCTCTGGGGTCTGCTTCTTTCGCCATGATGTAGTAATACTCACACGAATTAGTTTCTGCAACTAATAAACATTAGCCTGTTGCGCTGCCCCCGGTTTATGGGTAGGTTTTCGCCAACCGCGCCCTACCTCTCCTTTCCGCCTAGGGTGCCGGCCAGGCGGAGAGCTGTGGCCCCCTCCCAGCTCTCCGCCGTCTACCAATCAGGAGCACCCGTGACCGATAAACCATCCCGCGTCCTCGTCCTCGAAGAGGCCGCCAACCTGACTGCCGGTGATCGAGACGCCGCCTACGGCCCGCCGATCATCAATCTGACCGCCTCCGGCGAACTCAAGGCCGCCATGAGAAACAACATGACCCGAAACCTGTCGGCGGCTGAGATCGAGGCCCTCGACATGGTGCTGACCAAGATCGGTCGCATCATCACCGGGCCACAGCCGAAGCGCGACAACTACGTCGACGCCGCTGCGTACTGCGCTATCGCATGGGAAGCAGCGGAAGACGACATGCGGGCGCTCGACGCGATAGACGACCACGGTACGTGGTGGCAGAGCGTTGTCTGGAAGGACGGCGAGGACACTGATGGTCAATGACTGCACAGTCTGCGGCGGTCGAGCCAGAACGTCTGAAACGCGCCACTACATCACTTCAGAGGGTTTGGAATATTCCACCCGCCGGAAAATCTGCCAGACCTGCGGCGCACGGTGGTCTACCCGCGAAGTTCGCGATAGCGTGTTCAAAGCCCTGAGCCACGACCTGGTTCCGCCCGAGCGGAAAGAGGAGTACGCTGTGCTGATGAAGAAACTCAGGATGCCACGCCGCGAAGTGCTGGCGATCATGGGCCTGTACACTGGAGAACATCATGCCGCTGAAAAAGGGTAAGTCGCAGAAAACGGTGAGCGCCAATATATCGACGCTCGTTCACGAGGGACGGCCACAGAAGCAGGCCATCGCCATCGCACTCAGCACCGCTGGCAAGGCCAAGCCACCCAAGAAGGCTACGCCCGATGCCAAGCGGCATCAGCGGCGCGGCCCAGGCGTGAAGTGATGGATGAAAAACCGCAGTACCTCGATGAGAAGGTTCTCGACGCTCTAGAGTTGCTGTCGAAGCATCTGAGCGGCTACGGCCACGTATGGAGCCGCGACGAGATTGATCTCGTCGCGGAAGTTTCTATGGGCTGTGCCATGCTCCGCCGGATGCGCGAAATGAACAGCACCATTGGGGTAGTGCAGTACACCGACACGCTGCACTAGACCCGGCGGATGGCGTCGATGATCGCCTGTTGATCTGCGCCCTTCTGGCGCAGCACCGTACTGACACGCGCGTCGACGGTGTCGTTCGCAATGATGTGGTGCCCGAAACACGCTTTGGTCTGGCCCTGCCGGTCGATCCGGCCATTGGTCTGCATGTAGCTCTCAAGCGGCCAAGGCAGGGCGTACCAGCAGATGTGGCTACCGCCGTGCTGGAGGTTCAGACCATGCCCAGCTGAGAACGGGTGCAGCGCCAGCACCGGAGACTTCTTGGCGTTCCAGTTCTCGATGTACATCTTGGCCGTGGCCGCCGGCACTGACTGCCCAAGGTACGGCACATTCTTCCAGATCCGGCGGATCGCTTCCAGGTCTTGCCCGAACTCATAGGCCACGAGCAGCGGCTCGCCGTTCAGCTCATCGATCAGGTCGGCGAGGGCGTGGGCCTTCTCTTCATGGATAATATGCGCCTGGCCCTCTTCATCGTAGATGAACCCCTGCGCGATCTGGCGGAGCTTCATCGCTTTGGCTGCTGCCGAGAACGCGACGATGTTCTCGTCCTCGTCCCCGAACTCAAGGGCGAAAGTCTTCTCCATCTCGTCGTATTGGGCTCGCGCCTTGGGCGGGAGAACCACCGGGACAGTGCCGTGCTGCATCGAGGACTGATAGGCCAGCTGGCTCTCGTCCACCTTGAAGGCCACGGTGTTGAGGTCGCCCATCAACTTGTCCTTCATGCCGTGGACCGGACGCCACTTGTAGCTATTGTAGTCGATGGGCATGAAGTAGGCCTGTCGCCACTTGTAGAAGCTGTCGCCCCAGAGACGGCCCTTGTCCACGATCCGCACCTGGGCGAAGAGGTCTTCCATCCCTTCGGGCGCGGGGGTGCCGTTCAGGCCCCAGACGATCCGGGCCATCTTGGTGTGCTTTTTAACTTCTTTGTACCGGGGCGACTTAGGATTTTTAAGTTTGCCAATCTCATCAAAAATCCAGAGGTCAAACGGCGACTGACCGGGCTCGTAAAGGTCGCAGAGCCACATCAG